GAACTATATTAACCGTTGGTATAATGATGGAGATGAAAATGCTCGTATTAGGAAGGTGTTGTGGTTGGATTTGGTCCATTCACGACACATTGGTGGTCTGGGCACGGATCAGAGACACATTTACCAGTGGAATAAGTCTTTACCTAGTGGTCATCCTTTTACTACAGTAGTGAATTCTATGTATAGTTTGGTGGCTTTGGTTTCTGCGTATATCCATATCACAAAGAATATGACTGATTTTTGGAATAACGTTAGTCCAGCCACTTTTGGTGATGATAATGTTGCTAATGTTCATGATGCTGTCAAAGAAGTTTATAATCAACGCACGGTGTCAGTAGCTTTGAAAGAATTGTTTGGTTTGGTTTACACCCCCGGAGATAAGACCGGTGAGTTTAAGGAAACTTTTCCTATTTCTCAGTTGACTTTTCTTAAGCGTGGGTTTATTTGTGAAGACAACGACTGGCTTTGCCCTTTGGAGTTGGAGAGCTTTTTGTATGTTCCTTATTGGAGCAAGAACAAGAAGGAAGAGCGCAGGATGAAGATTGCGGCTCTTGAGACAGCTTTGGAAGAATTGAGTATGCATCCTCAGCATGTCTGGGATAAGTATGCTCCGATGATTTCTGAGGTTATGGATGAGTATGGTCATGTGAGTAAGGCTCGCATTGACAGAACGCAATACCGGATGGTCGCTAAGTCACGGACTGACAACTGGTATTGAGACGATTGCATATACGCACTTTTCTTCTGCAAATAAATGGCTGCATGGGAAAATGAAGAGTGGACAGGGCGTCGTCAGGAAGCGTGGCTTTTTAGCCTTACTACTCAGGGCCAGCTTTATTAGCCCAGAGATGAGACCGACCTTTCTAGTGCTTCGCACCGCGCTAGGATTGTATCATGTGCAGCCACAACTTCTGAGTATGAAGGAGAGAGAGAGACACTGCAGGAGTGTAGCGAAATTAACAGTCTTGCTGTTAATGGGTCTACTACTACTGCTGGCATCGTGGATTTTGTACAGGAGGCCTGCACCACAGTTGAAGCACTTGGGAGTCATTATGTTGGCTCTAAGGTCTTGACTGCGCAGTCTGATTTGCAGGATCTCAAGCGCTACTTCGAGCGCCCCAGGTTGATGGCCAGATCGACCATAACTTTGGGCTCTCGAGGCAGCGTTTTTCAGAAAGACATGGACCGCCCCACGCTTTTTTCAGGTGCGGGCGCCATTTTTCCTAATGCCAACATACGTTTGACTGGAGTTTATGGCATGCGGTTCAAGATGAAATTCAAGTTGCAGATTGCTGCCACTCCTTTTCATCAAGGATTGCTTGCCATGGGCTTTCAGTACGGATTGTGTGCTGGCACCGCCGCTACTTTCAACATGTACGACAGGACCAACAAAGCTGAGTCGATAACCAATTTGCCTCATGTTAGGTTGGACTTGTCCGAAAGTACCATGTGTGAGTTGGAGGTTCCGTTTTTGTACCCTTATGAGTTTTTGACATTGGATGAGTTGTGGACTTCGCTCTCATTTAACATCTTAGGCTCTATCGGTATCTGCACGATAGTACCGGTTCCTGCCGTCTCTGGAATAACAGCTCCGACCATGGAGTTGTATATTTCCTTAGAAGACATGGAATTCTTCGGTGCTGTCCCACAGACCACTTCCTTAATCACCCCCCAGGATGGAGGGATCATCCCTCAGGCAGGAGGCATCATGAGGGAACAGGAGTCTGACGCCAGACCCCTGTCGTCAGCTTCCGGTGCCGCCGCCACGTCCTTGCGCTTTTTAGCCAAGGGCGTTCCCCTCATATCTTCCATTGCGAACACTGCTGCTTGGTGGCTAGATGGCGTTACTGGAGCCCTTCGTGCTTGGGGCTACTCAAAGCCTCAGATCAAGGACCCCATTATTCGCGTCAACATGCTTTCTTCAGCAGCTGAGAACAATGTGGATATTCCCTCAG